TTATTACGGATCCGGGAAATTATTAAAAGAAGCCATAGAATTCTATGGTAAAAGCTCATTTGAAAAAGAAGTTTTGTTTATATGTAATTCAGAAGAAGAAATGTATGAAATGGAAGAATTAATAGTCGATATTGATTTTATAATGAGAGACGATACATATAATTTATTTACAGGTGGTAGAGGTTCAAGTCTACTTGGTAGAATAATATCAGATAATAATTTAGGAATACATAAATTAACATTTGAAGAAAGATCGAATATTTCAAAATTTGTACAAAATTCTAGAGATAAAGAAGAAAGAAGAAAAGCGTGTTCTAAGGGTGGTAAAATTGGATCTAGAGTTGGTATAGAGAGAAAAACTGGAATATTTGGGCTTTCTAAAGAAGAAAGAACAAAGAATGCTAGAAATGCAGCACTTAGTTTAATTGAAAACGGTAAAGGATTTGCTGATAAAGAACTACAGTCATTATTAGGTAAGCGTGGTGGTAAAAAGGCAAAAGGCTCCTTTTGGTATACAGATGGTATTAATACATTCAAATATACAAAAGAAATGCACGAAAAATACTCATTTTTCGATTTTTTAAATGATAATCCTCAATATTATAGAGGGAGATCAAATTGTAATCCAACATTTGATCCAAAAAAGAGAAATACTGGTAAACGTTGGGTAACAAATGGTAAAATAAATAAATTAGTAATTGATATAAATCTATTCCTAGAAGAAAATAAAGATTTTTATCCAGGTAAAACTCATCACAAAAAGAGATAAAGATATGCCTAATTATTTTAATAAAGAAGTAGAAGGAGCATAAAATCATGGCAGGTATTAACGAATTCTTGTCCTCACTTTCGGGTGGTGGTGCTCGACCAAACCGGTTTGAAGCATTGGTAGAATTTCCTGCCTTTGCTGCAACACAAGAAGATATCCGTAAAACTTCTTTCTTGTGTCAATCAACCCAACTGCCTGGATCTAATCTGGGTACAATGGAAGTTGGTTTCCGTGGTCGTTCTCTTAAATTGGCAGGTGACCGGACATTCGAAGATCTTGATCTGACATTCTACAATGATACAGATTTTGCTCTTAGGAATGCTTTCGAAGCTTGGCATAATGCTATCAACCAATACAATTCCAACACCGGCCTTCCTTCTCCAACTGAATACTTGGCCACTGTGTCTTTGTATCAATTGGATAATGAAGATAACCGGATTAAGGAATATGTGCTGAAATTGGCATGGCCTACTGTAATTGCTCCGATTGAATTAGATCAAACGCAAAACGATGCAATCGAGACTTTCTCAGTAACCATGGCATATAGTGATATTGAGAACGGACAAAGTACATAATTTGATATAATAAATATGGAGTGGATAATCAATTCCACTCCATGTTTTCAAAAGGGTCTTTAATGGATTTTTTCGGCAATTTTCTTAGTAAATTAAAGCTTTCTGATACGAAAGAGGATGAACGCATCCAGTCGAATCAGATTGCTACTGACAATGACGATGGTGCCATTGAAGTAGATAATGGTGTCAGTCAGTACATGTTCAATATTGACTGGTCATATAACAGTCAAGCAGAACTGATTGAGACATACCGTGAAGTTGCAAATTATAGCACTGTCGATTATGCAATTGAGGATATCATTAATGAGATGGTATCTTTCTCTGAGCATGAAAGTGCTATTCAGTTGAATTTGTCCAATCTTGAAGAGGATCTTTCTGAAAACATTCGTAAGAAGATTTACGAAAAATATGACAAAATTGTCAAGCTGCTTGAATTGGATAATACAGTTCATAAGCGTGCTAGACAATTTTATATTGATGGTCGTTTGGCTTATCAAAAAGTCATTGATCAAAAGAAGCCCAGAGATGGGATTCTAGATGTTGTTGAATTGGATACTCGTTATGTATCCAAAGTTCGCAATAAAGAATATAACAGAGAAACAAAAACAATTGAGAATATTGAAGAGTATTTCATCTACGATGAGAATATTCAAACTTCTCGTAATCAAGCTAAACAGAATAACAGATTTAGTCAGAATAAACAATTCAAAGAAGCTCTTCGTCTGAATCCAGAAACACTGACATATGTGACTTCTGGTTTGACTGATCTGACAACAGGCATGGCAATTAGTTGGTTGCATAAAGCTGTTACTCCAGCAAACCAACTTCGAATGATGGAAAATGCTCTTGTCATCTATCGGATTACTCGTGCCCCTGAACGTCGAATCTTCTATGTTGATACTGCTAATCTACCCAAGTCAAAAGCAGAACAGTACATCCGTCATCTGAAGAATATGCATCGGAACAAGATGTCATTTGATCCTGAGTCTGGTACTTTCAAGGATCGCAAACATCTTCAGACAATGCAAGAAGATTATTGGTTACCTCGTAATTCGAGTGGCCGTGGTACAGAGGTTTCTACACTACCCGGCGGACAAAATCTTTCAGATATTGATGATGTAATCTACTTCCAGAAACAGCTTTACAAAGCACTGAATGTCCCTACAACTCGTCTTGAGCCAGAAAATTCAATCATGGGTGGTCGTGGTGCTGAAGTTTCTAGGGACGAATTGAAATTCTCCAAGTTCGTATCAAAGATCAGGAAGCGTTTCAATACAATGTTGCTTGATCTTCTTAGAACAGAATTGATTTTGACCAAGGTGATGACAGCAGCAGAATGGGATGAGATTGCATATAAAATTGACTTCATCTATGCACAAGATATGCAATTGGAAGAAATGCGCAAAGCTGAAATTAAACGTGATCGGCTTGATTTGGCTCAATTGTATCAACCCTATGTCGGTCGTTATGTCTCAAACAAATTCATCAGGGAAGAAGTTTTGATGCAGTCAGAACAAGAAAGGGAGCAACTTGATAAGGAAATTCAGGAAGAAAAGAACGACGAACAATACAAAGAACCTGAAGAAGGCGGTTTCGGTCGATTCTAATTTTAAACCAAAAGAGGTAGTAAAATGAACGTAGCACAACAATTTATGAATCAGCTTCAGGAAGGCAAGACCACCGAAGCTATTAAAACAATCAAAGAAGCTCTTCATGAACGCTCAGCAGAGAAGATTCAAGAAGAGAAACAAGACATTCTTGAGTCATATGGCTTTGTTGTTAAAGAAAAGAAATACGATATGAAAGAAGAAGATGATGGTATGGATGATGATGAGGACGAAAAAGACAAGAAAGACATGGATTCCGAAGAAGAGGAAGATTAATCATGTCTGATGAACTAGAAGAACTCACAGAAGCAGCACGTCGAGTTGTTCGAGTTGATTCTAAAGGCAGAAAGACAAAAAAACTAAAGTGCCGCAAAGGATACAAGCTCAAGGGCAAATCATGTGTTCCAATTACTGGATCCGAAAAAGCCTCCAAACGAAAGGCTACTAAAAAAGCAATCCGTACCCGAAGAGCTTCTGGATCTGGCGCTAAGAAAAGATCAACTCGCAAACGTCTAAAGGCAATGCGGAAGAGGAAGAGTTACAATCTTTAAGGTCTAACTATGTCTAATAAAAAATATAACTTGCTTGTTGAGTCTTCCGATAGTATTGAAGTCTTAACAGAGCAAACAGATCAAGGTAAACAGCTCTACGTTGAAGGCATTTTTGCCCAGGCAAACAAAGTCAATGGCAATGGTCGTTTATATGAACGTCGTGTCATGGAAAATGCTATGGACAAATACATCAATGAGTACGTTTCTAAGCGTCGGGCATTAGGTGAACTTAATCACCCAGCAGATAGACCTATGGTTGACCCTGCAGAAGCCGCTATACTCATCTCTGAGCTGAAGTGGGACGGTGATGATGTATATGGCAAAGCAAAGGTCCTAAATACACCAAAGGGTCAAATTGTTAAAGGTCTGCTTGAGGGTGGATTTAACATGGGTGTGTCCACTCGTGCTCTTGGTTCTCTGAAAGAGAAGGGTGGCATCAAATATGTCCAAGATGATTTGATGTTCACTGCTGTTGATTGTGTCGATAATCCATCTGCTCCTGATGCTCATGTTAATGCTCTCACAGAATGCAAACAGTGGATGATCAACGAATCTGGTATGTGGGTTCCTACCGAAGCAGAACAAGATATTGACCAAAGTCTATTCCTAGAAAAACTCGAACAATTCATTAAAGGATACAAAAAATGAAAACATTTAAAGAATTTTTAGTTGAAGCTAAAATTAAAAAAGCAACAGGTGCTGATAAAGCGAAAGGAGAAAGTTACTCTGTTTATAATACAAAAACTAATAAAATAGTAGTTACAGATGACAATAAACGCTATTCTGGCTTGAAAAGAAATTCTGCAAAAGAATTAGCTAAAGAAAATCCAGATTATAAAGTAGCAAGCGATAGTTGGTTAGCTGATAAAAATATAACGTAAAGAGGATACATCAAATGAAAACATTTAAAGAATACCTCCAAGAAGCAAAACAACCAGAATGGCGTGTGTCTTTCAAGAAACAAAAGATGAACGGTGTTGCTATCTCTGAAGATCCAGTCACTGTTAAGGCATCTGACGTCCGTCAAGCAATTGTTAAAGCTGCAAAGAAACTTGGTATTAAAGACAAATCTGCTGCAATGCAATTAAAGACCAAAGATGTCAAGAATATGGATCAATAAGGAGTAGTAAATGAAAACGTTTAAAGATTTCTTGGGTGAAGCCAAGCAAATTAAAGTTGGTGATAAAGTAAAAAGCAAAAATACATTTGCATCAACTAATAATGTTAGTGGGAAAGTGGTAGATATTAAAACAGTAAAATTTGCTTCAGGTGATCAAACTAGATATGTGGTACAGGAACCTGATGGTTATAAAATCGAATTACGTGCAGATGACATTATTAAAGAACAAAACGAACTTAATGAATCTCATTTCTCCGATGAAGAAACGAAGAAGATTAAGAAGCATTACGCTGATAATATCAGTATGCAAAATATGCTTACTCGATATGAAACTGCTGAAAAGCAAGATAATATGAAGAAAGCTGATGAGATTGCAAAGAGCATTAAAAAGATTGCTAAAGATGACAT